CCACCGCGCGGATGGACGATGGGAGTTCCGCCGCGAAATCGGCCGGGATCCCGCCACCGGCAAACGACGGTTCATAGCGGCGAGCGGCCGCACCAAGGCCGATGCCCGCGAACGGTTCGGCGCGAAGGTCGCCGAGATGGAGCGCACCGGCCTGTTGCCCGGAGCCAAGAGCCCGTACCTGAAGGACTACGCGGAGCGCTGGCTGGAGGAATACCGGCTCAACGTCAAACCCACCACATACCGCACACGCGCCGGCAGGATCCACGCGTGCATGGAGGTCATCGGCTGTATCCGCCTCACGGACCTGACACCTGACCATATCCGCAAGTGCATGCGCGTGCTCTCCAAGCGGCTCGCTCCCTCCACGCTCAAGGACCACTTCGTGAGCCTGAAGATGATGCTTGACCAGGCGGAGCTCGAGGAGCTCATCCCCGTGGATCCATGCCGCAGGGTCAAGCCGCCAAGGGTGGAGCCCACCGAGACCAGGATCCTCTCACCCGACCAGCCGAAACAGTTGATCGAGGCCGTGCCCAACCGCGGCGCGAAACGCCGCGGCCCGGCCCTGACCGTGGACGTGGACGAATCCTGGATGCTGCTGTTCGAACTCGCGTTCGCCGCCGGCATGAGGGAAGGCGAACGATACGCGCTCATGCCCTACGAGCTGGAGCAACGCGACGGCGTGCCCGGTATCAACGTGCAGCAGCAGATCCAGCAATACGGCAAACCGGAGGACGCCGTGATACCCGCCTGGCTCAAAGCCGAGCACCTGTACGGCATCCTGTGGCTCACCACGCCCAAGACCCACGCCGCCCACCGGTTCGTACCCATATCCACGAGCCTGTGGCAACGGTTGTGGGCGCGCGTCAAACGACTCGACATAGGCCCGCGCGAACTCATATTCACCAACTCACGAGGCAACCCCGTGCGCAGCTCCACCGAACGCCACAACTGGAACAAGGCCTTGAAGGCCGCCGGCCTCCCGCCGGTCACCATCCACAGCGCACGCCACTGGACCGCCAGCATGACCGCCCGGGCCAACATGCCCGACGATGCCCGGACCGCCATCATGGGCCACACCAGCATCAGCATGACCAACCACTACACCCACAGGGACGCGGCCAGTCTCGCCGCGCTCCTCGACCGAGCCATCCCTGACCTGCACGACGAGAGGGATGTGATAGACGCGCAGGTCATCGAGGAGGGGAAATGACGAACGTGACGCATAGTAGACTTGTCCGCATGAGCATAAAGAAAGTAGACGGGCCACAGGACCATCATCGATTTATCGATGAGGCCGGTGACATGACCTTCCATTCCGGGAAGCGGGGCCGCAAAACCTCCTCCATCGGGATGGACGGAGTTTCCCGATGCTTCATGATCGGGCTCGTACATGTGAAAAGTCCCCTCGACGATGCTCGTGCGACTATCGACGGTTTTTGTGAGGAGATCAACAGCAGCAAATTCTTCCAGAGCTTTCCCAGCGTCCAAAAGAGAACAAAGGAGGGATGGCACGGCTTCTACCCGCATGCCAGCAAAGATCCTGCGGAACTACGCTATGAATTCCTCAAACTCATGGCGCAGGAGATCGACTTCTCCGCACGAGTAGTTGTGGGCCGTAAGATACCGGCGATCTATCAGCAGAGGCACAACGAACAACCACGTGAATTCTACGCCGACCTCATGTCCCATCTACTCAAATACTCAGGGAAGATAGATCCGTTGATTCTCGACGTCGCGGAACGAGGCAGCAGCACATCGAACCTCAACCTTCAGCATGCCGTGGACATCGCGCAACAGCGCAGCCGTCGCGGCACGGTAACGCATGAATTGCGAAACACCACCAAATTCAACGTCCAACCGTATGATCACGAAATTCTCTTGGCGCTCGCCGACTACAGTCTATGGACGGTCCAGCGAGTGTACGAGAAGGGAGACGAAAAGTTCTTCGGGCTTCTTGAACCGAAGATTGTGCTGGTCCATGATGTTTATGATTCCAGCAGATATTTCAAATCAAAGAACTATTATCGGCCGAAATACAATCCTCTGACCAGAGCATCCATCAACTTCGACGGATGGGCGCAACCTGAATGGTAGAAGGAATAGATGGCCCGTCTCAACTCTAGTCGTGCTGTGACGACGACGGCATGAAGCCGACTTTCGATGAAGGACAGGCCAAAATCCAATAATACGACCAGCTGATCCTTCGAGGGGAAGGATACCTGTGTATTCTTGTCGCTGATCTATAAATGATGATAGACGGTCATGTGGGCGGCAGTCAAGAAAATGCGACAGATTGTCTAATCGTCGATATGTCGCAGGGCCGCCCCGGCGCTCGCAAAGAGCGACCGGGGCGGTTTCGTGTTTAGGGCTTGATCCGCCCGACACGGGATTTATTGCTTGGCCGTCTTGACGGTGATGGTGGTACCGAGCGCGGTGGTCTCCCAGCTCACGCCGTCCGCCTCACTGTAGGTGAAGTCCTTGGTGGCATCCTGCGAGGCGAGGAGCGCGCTGGCCATGGTCTCGGTGTCGTCCTGGCTGGTCCATTTCCAATCGCCGGCTGCGGCCGGTGCCTGATAGGTGCCCTTCCAGTAGAGGCTCTTGGTGTCGGTGCCGATCCAGTCGACCTCGATGGTGTCGCCGCTGATGGTAGCTTCCATGTATGAGCTCGGGTCGTTGGAATTGGTCTGCTTCCATGTGCCGGTCAGATCGGCCGGCTGGGGTTTGGGCTCTTCCTTATTGGTCTCGGTCTTTGACGTGCCATCGGATTTGGCCGGCGCATCGGCCGTAGTGCTTCCCCCGCAAGCGGACAGGCCGGTAAGCAACATCGCCGCAACAAGCAGCGCGATTGCCTTTTTCATGATTGGTCTCCCTTCGTGCCGGACATTGTCGTCCGACATGACTCAATCATATGGCGAAACACAAGAACCAAGGACTCATCCCGGTGCTCGCGGTGAGTCGTCGGGATGAGTCCTTATATGGCTCGGAAGCTACGCGGCGAGTTCCACGGGAGCCCGCTCTTCCAATTTGGAGTAGGGGATAACGGTCACACCGTAGTTGCGGAACGCGGTGAGCGCGCCGCGCTGCAACGGCGTCTGCCGGTCGTCGCCGATGACTATCAGCCGGGAATCCCTGCGCTTGGGATCCTTCTTCGTGTCATCCCAGCCGAACATGATGTCCTTCACGGCGTCCTTGTCGAATCGGTTCGGAGCCTGGCAGAACCGGGTCGGATGGTTGGCGCTGCGCTGGAACAGGAAGTCGAAGCTGTGTTCGTAGCTGGATACGCCGCGAATGCCCACGTTCGGAGTGTAGAACACCTGGCATGAGTCGAGCTTCAACGCCACATCATCGGCGAAATAGGACAGCACCCTCTTCTGCGAGGTCTCCAGCATGGAGCCGATATCGGTCAACGCCTGCACGAAACGGTTCATCGCGTCCGGACGGCTTCCTTCGGTCTCCAGGGTGATCTGCCCGTCATCGCCGACCATGGCGCCGAAACGCAGGGCGAGACGATTGATGCGCTCGCGTCTCGATTCGGTGATGGTGACGCCGTTGAGGTCGAAGGACGCCATCGTGTACCCGTCGTCGGTGAACGAGGTGACTCCGTCGGTGGTGCGGACGTAGAAGCAAAGGTCGTCGTTGGAGCGGTCGAGGAACGGCAAAGTGACCTCGCGCCATTCGCCGACGTTGCGCACGGATGATTCGCGTTTGAGCCATTCGCCGTATTCCGCGATGAGCTCGTCGGTGGCGGTGGTCTCGTTCATATCAGTTTCTCCTGGAAGTCCGGTCTGTGGATGACGTTGAATCTGTCCAACAGCCTTATTGTATCGTTCACGAAGTCCGGTGATTCGATGTCCGCAGTCTGGGCGTTCCAGTCGTCCTCGCCTTCCTTGTAGATGTGCCAGTGGGTTCCGCTGATTCTCTCGCCGTCGGGGTTCGTGTGGGTCGAGCCGTTCACGCATAGCCGCAGCAGGGGCACGCCGAGCCGTGTGATTCGAGCGGACATGGAGTGGCGGTCGGCGTTGATCGCGCCCTTGAACACGGCTATGGTGAACTTCTCCCCGTCGTCGCCGAGCACGTGGAATTCGGCGTTGCGTTCTCCCGCCGCGGGCATGACGAACAGCTTCTCCACCGAGTTCTTCACCTCGGCGATGAGACGTTCCGCCTCGTCCTGCGAAAGCGTGTAGATCGGTTTGCGGTTCTTCCTCGACATTTCCCTTTTCCTATCTGAACGCGGTCGAATGAATCACTCGACGTTAACCTTGTCCTCGGCCTTGATACGGTCGGCCCAAGTGTCGATAACGATGTCCTCATGACCGGCTTCCGGGGATTGTCTATCATCAACAAAGCGCTCGCCGGCGGGTTTCTTTGTTGATGCGGTTTGTTGTTCGAGTTCCATGCGTCTTGCCTCGGTGATGATCTCGCGCAGGGTTTGCACCGGGTCGGCGTTGCAGACCTCGCAAATCAGCAAAAACTCTGACAGGCGCACCGGAGATTTCTCTCCATTGTGGATATATCCAATCCGGACATGGCTTACTACTCCGCCCATGCGTTCGGCAATTACCCTATATGCCAAAGCGGAAGCATCGATGATTTTCGCCATCGCATTCTTTGCGGCGTAATCCGCTGCTGTCCATTCGATTTTTGCTGCCATGGCTCAAACATACGTGTAAGCATGTGGAAACACGCCGCACTTGCTCAAATTGTAAGCGTTAGCTAACATGAGTTCCGTAATCACGAGCTTACAGCGGAGGGGATTGAGATGAGATTGAATCTGTCTCGATATAACGGCGTTTCCTTTGATGTCGCTGTTGATGTGTTGGATGCCATGGTGGATGACGTCACTCGTTTGATTGAGGGGTCTCCGGATGGGTGTCTGACGCCTGAACGACTTGCGGAGTATCGTTCGCAGGCGATTCGGGATTTTTATGCGACTCATGGGATTCAATCTGGGCAGGAGAATAGCCCAGATACTCCAGTACCGTCGCGGAATCGGCAGAGAACCCCAACGCGAAACCGACGGCTGCAACGCAAGGGAACACACGCTTCTGCAAAAACTCCATCACTGTTCGCTGTGATTTCTCGTCTTTGGGGGTCGCGGCGATGATGTTCAACGATGTTTGCAATCGGGTGAACGCGATGTCCAGCTTGAAGTCGCCGGTCAAATCGTACTCATCCAATGCGGTGCCGACCTCACGGACGAGACGGGCAACATACTCCTTGAGTTCCTTTGGCAGCGTGACGGTTTTGAGCAAGCCGGGAACGTCGGCGATGAGCTCCCGGATACGGTCTCTTCTCTCCGGCGGATATTCGGCGGCGCTCGCATCCAGCAGACGTTCCGCAATACGTAAAGCCATACGATCCTCGGTCGAGATGGGAATCTTCGAATCCATCATTTCCATACTGCGCTGGTTTCGCTCCCAGGCAACCGAAATGTTGTACCAAATGTCGGCGAGACAACGGCAGGCGAGGTCGGCATCTTCATCTCCGGCCGCAGCAGCCGTTCTCAGCGTGCTATCCACTTCGGCCATCGCACCCGATACGTCCGGGAAACGATATGTTACGCCATCCGCCTTATTAGCCAGCAGGAAACGCTTCACATATGTAGCCGCATTAGCCACGCTCCATACCCCAATCATCAGTCAAAGGAACCAACACATGTCTAACCTACCAGCAGTTGAAGCCACTAAACGTGCCGTACACGACACCCGCACCCGAGTGCTCCTATCCAAAACCAAAATGACCAGCCCCGCGGCCCCTGTATTTCCGCATCGCCTTTCCGGAACAGGTCGCCGTCCGGCTGATCGTTCTCATCGATTTCGTCGAGCATGACCTTGGCATAGATGTCGCGGATGCCGGCGATGCCCGCTCCGCGATAAACATCGTGACGAGACGCAAAGAGACACGATAAACCGCCTCGGTGTTTACGAAGAGCA